CTTTTCCATCTATTTTAAACCTTTTCACAATATCTTCTGCTATTCTTTGATTTTCTGTCATCTTTCCTCCTGTCTTTTTATACCTAGATATTTTACAAGATATTTACTATTTTTGCAAATAAATTTCATTCTATAAACAAAAAAAGATAGCCATTTCTGACTATCTTAATTTATAAGCGATTTTATTTTTGTGATAAGTTCATTTTCAATTGATTCCATATGCGTCTCCACAATCCTTGCTGCTTTTCCGTACAAATCTTTTTCTTCGACACCTTCCTTTTTCAAGTCATCTAAGATATGCAGCAGTATCTCTTTTGTCTGTTCAAACTCATCTTTTATCATTTTAGATAATAACTTATAAGTTGTTTCTTCTATGATATCGTGCATATCACTCTCAAAGCCGATCATTTTAGCGTCAAAAAACGTTTTGATTTCTTTATTGATCACATCCCAATTTTCTTCTAAATGATTATTTTTTATGTATTTTAATATGCGTTTTTGAACTGCCCAACGCATATCCTGAATTTTTAGTATCAAAGCTATCTCTAGACCTTTTCCTTTTAAAAAATCATTATTTAACTGATTTTCTAATTTTGCAAGTACACTAATAACTCTTTCTTGTTGAGCAAATAATTTACTTTGCTGTCTAATAAAAATAGCGCAAATAACAACTGCTATTCCTAAATCTGTAATGTCTTTTAATAAATTTCTATTCAATTTTAGCCCTCTTTTACAGTATATTCTTGTTTTCTGCTTTCTCAAAATCAAATATTTCTTGAATAAATTCAGATGGAACTAATTTGTTTTTTAATTCTTTTACACAAACTAGAATTGTTTCTTCTCCAATTTCTTCAATAAAATTTGGAATCCACTTTCTGTCAATTTCTTTTTCTTTGATTATGTAACTTTCTAATTTGTTCCAAAATTCATTTGCAATTTCATCAAATTTTTCTGCTCCAGATTTTGCCTTATTTATGATTTCATTTTTGTAAATTTTACCTTTCACCATTTCAACTGCCTTGTTAATTATCCAAATTTTTACCATTTTATCCATTTTCACCACTCCTATTTTTTTATTTTTTATCATTTCAATTTTAAGCTAGCTAACAAGCCCTACAATCAATTTTACCTTGTTAGCCAACCTTTTATACTAAAATTATTTTTAACGTTCAATTTCAGCTCGTATCAAAGCCGTTTTCGCATTACTTTAGTTCAAAATGTGGTGTATCATTCATTTTCCAGTTTCCACCCCATTCAATGTTGATATTTTTTGATTTTGCAACTGCCAAGATATGATTTGCTATTAATCTTAATTTCTTATCGTCATATCCTTCTTCCGATGTGAATTTTCTATATATACCATTTTCGATAATTCCACAAGGGAATATGTCAACAGCATGTCCAAATCCGTCTGACTTGATTTGATGGTTTGATTTCGCTTTTTTTCCATCGCAATTTGTTACAATTCTACCTGGTTTGCTTCTTCCGATTTGATACAAAGCAAACTGTTCTTCTGTTGTCCTAGCTCCGTCAGTTATTCTGAAATCATACGGACTATTTTCAATCGCAGCTTTCATTACTTCAACCAGTTTTGGATGTACTTTTTTCATTTTATCCAAACTTGATTGAGTGAAAGAATATTTTTTATTCTCTGTTGCTGTATTTTCCTTATCCCAATCTCTCAAATACTCCTCCTTTCTCTGAACTCTGTTTAACCAACCTGTCAAAAATCTTTCTTGCGTTCTGTCAGCTTCAACTTTAGCTCTATAATAGATTCTTTGTAAGTTATGATAAACTTCTAAAAATTTTTCAGCATCTACTACATTTAATGCCTCCAATGTTTTGTTCCCGACTATCCCGTCTATATCCAGATTAGCACCGGCAATCCGATTCAAAGCCATTTGTGCATTTTTAATTCCGTTTCTTCCACTGTTTACTGCCCAGTCGCATATGGATAATGCCACTTTGTCATTCACGACCTTATCTAGCTTGTTCCCCAAGTAATATTTCTTCAGATAAATATTCTTTGCAAAATCTATTGTCAAGTCCTGCATATCGCCTTTATACCCAAACTTCCTTGCTTCTTCCTCAATTATTCCATATTTTGTTTTTCCGCCCTTGTCGTACTTGTCATCAGAATATCCTCCTTCGACCATTAATAAATAGTCAAATATTCTTTCAAATCTGTCCATTCAAATCACTTCCCTTTTTTAGTTTCTTTTATATCTTTTTCTACTGTTTCAGTTGTTAAAACAATATTTTCATCTTCAAACGTAGCGTCTGTTATTCTTAATAATTTTCCTTGCTCCATAATTTCAATTCCAATTAAATTCCTTATATCCATTTTCATTCCGCCTTTCTTCCCAGCAATTCCATATCTTTTAAATATTTGTATAATTTGGCTGGACTAAACTCGCTAGCCTTTAATGTCTTTAAATTGTACGTCAGGCTCTCGTCCAGTCCCTTGTTAATCAGATGCAGGCACAACTCCGAACAGAAGTATCTGTCCTTATGCTCAATTCCCAGCTCCAGCAACTGGCTAAAGAATATTGCACCATAATCGTAGCCCTTGCCTTTTAACTTTTTAAACTCTTCCAGCACAATTGGAATTTCAATATGGCTATCCAGTTCAAAAATATCCATATTTCCCTTATAGACAAAAGGCTTTATCCGTACCCCTCCTGGATTGCTGAGATACACATAGTCGTTATAGATAAATTCGCAATGGCTATATTTCCCTAATGTCCTTAGTGATATTAGAAATCCAATCAGGCTTTTTGGCTTATGAAATGATATATAAAGCTTATCTCTTTCAAGCTGCATAAAATACCTCCTAACCTTGCTTTATTTCATTTTCAAAAAGTTTGTTGTATTCAGCTTCTGCATTAAACTTTTTCAGTTCTTCTATAGATTTATTTAAAAGACTATGTGATAATGTTGTTTCAGCGACCATTGAAGCAGTTGTATGCTTTCTCATTATCTCAGACATTTCTATGAATTTCTGAACACTTACATTTACATACTTTTCAGAGCCATCCTCAGTGTAAAATTTCCAATTGTTATACTCTGTCGCCATCAAGTCAGTCATAACTTGTGTGAAGTCCGGCTTTTGACCTTTAGCAATTTTCCCCATTAATCCAAGAATAAAGCTGAGAACTAAGCTAAATAATATTTTAGTGATATTGCTTTGATCTATCGTCCTGTTGCCTTGTAAATACTTTGTGCCTTCCACTTCAAACTCAAAAGGCTTTTTCTCCCTCTCGATTCTTAATTCGTAAAGCTCCTGTTTCAGTTTCCCGATCTTTTCTTCTTTTCCATACTTTATTTGATTGTTTTCTATATATTCAAATTCGGATAATTCAACTGTCTTGATTTTTCCGTTCTCTATCAGCTCATTTTCATCAAGATTGTATTTTCCAGCTTTGTAAAGTTCCTCTTTTGTTGATTCTCTCAAACTTCCATTCTCGAGAACCGGATTTTGATATTCCAATTCATTCCAGATGTGGTTTTTTTCATTCCAGTCTGGATAAAATATAGCTGGATTATTCTTAAATTCTTCCAAATTTGTGATTGTTGGTCTTGCTATTATTTCAAGACTTTTCTTGTCATAAATTACAACATTCATTAATCTTTTCCTCCTAATTTAATATCATTGCTTACTTTACCTAGCAATATAGTGCAAACTCCCTTTCAGCTCGTAGTGAGTTTTCCCATTTACTCCATACACATAAATTCCGTCACTACGAATCACAAGCCTGGCGTTTTCTGTTCCAGCATTATTTCTGTTCATGATCGCGTGTTCTGTTTCACGAAAAAAGTCATCAGGAAAGAAATTTTCTTGGAAGTCGGCAATTTTAGTTCCGTCAGTCATGGCAAAACCACTCAAATTTTGAAAATAGACGAAAAAAGTAACTCTTTTTCCTAATCGAAAAAATTTGACCGTCCCGAGATTTGGATTGCTGGCTGAAATCGTTTGCCTGATTTCCAATAAATTTTCCACCTTATCCGAAATTGATTTATTGCTTATCGCTCTAAATTTTGCAGTATCATTATACGTAAGATTGTTATTCTCTATGCATTCATAGTACTTTTTGTTTGCAGTGTCATAATAGAACTTTCCTTTTTCTTTTCTGCCATAATCCTGTAAATTTCCTCCAAATTCTAGTCCGATTATTTCAGCAAGTCTTTTTCCCTCTAGAGCTGTATTTGCAGTAGTTCCTAACATTACTTTTCCTGTTGCATCGTAAGTTGCATTCGGAACTTTTGTGTCAATTATATCTTTTATCTGTCTTAAATTTACTGTTCCATTTGTATATTCTGCCGCATTCGGAACATTCGGAATTAATCCTTTTACAGCACTTAACGAGATTATTCCTGCTTTGTTTTCTTCTGCAAAATCTGTTTTTTTAACATAGTTTCTTTCAGCAGAATCTCTTGTAATATATGTATTAGAACTATCAATTGTTACATTTAAATTTGCTGACTGGTCTACTACTATAATACATTTTTCCATGATGTCTATTGCATTTTTTCCATTAAAAACTGGAATATAATCGCCATCCGTTCCTTTGTTATATGCGTATAATATTTCAGTTCCAAAATCATCCCGGGCGTATATTCCCATTTCAGAAATTTTATATGAATTTGTTATTGCGCTTGTCCCGCTTCCAGTTTTATTAGAGACAATAAATGTAAATTCCACATTTCCATTTTCTTTTCTTTCATAAGAATTTACTGGAAATTCGTTTCTTTTATCTAACAAATCTGCTAATTCCCTGTCATTTCCTGTATTGTATCCTGCTCCGATTTTAAATTTTGTTACATTTATCTTCGTTTCGTTATTCATTGCTCTTGCTAAAAGTTCTCTTCCTTTGTTTGTTATTTCCCAACCAAGATAATTTGCCATTTTTACCTCCTATCTTATTCCTAACGTATTCTTTTTTAATACAACGTTTACGATTCCTACATTCAGTTTTTGCTCCATCCAAGGCAACTCAAAACTCCGTATATTCAATACATTTGTTTTTTGCCTCACAGAAAAAACGCCAATATAAGTTCCTAAATTCATATTTCTTACAAATGTTATTGCATCAAGCCAGCTTCTTTCATTTTTGTACTCATTAACAACGTCCAAAACTTTTGAAAAATCTATTTGATTTTTAAGTTCTCCCAAAGTGGAAATTTTAAAATAACCTGGTCGTCCGCCATACTCAAACCATTCCTTTATTTCTGCATTCCCAAAAAGTATTTTACAAATTGCTTTTACACTTCCCAAAGTTCCTTTGTTAAAATGCGCCACAACTGCTATTTTTACAAGTTCTCTTTTATTTTCAATAGTTGTATCTTCTCCAACATAATCAACATGATATTCCCACAATAAATAATCAATTTCAGTTTCTGATAATTTATCAATGTCAAGAAAAAACTTATTCATTATTCTGTTTTTTTGCTGTTTTATTGCATAGTCTATTGATTCGTATATCCATTTTGTCGCGTTATCCGTTAGAGTTGATTTCGCAGCAATGTCAGTCAATTTCAAATCCTGTACTGTTATCATAATTCTTCAACTCCCTGATAATTGCTCACAATTCTATTGTTTATAGCAACTTGATTGAAATCTAATTTTTGGAAAACGGGATTTCTTAATACTACTCTTTTTACTCCAGCTATTTTTAATCTTTTAATTAATTCATCCGGGTTTATATCCTTGCCTATTTTTTCTTTTTGCCAGTTAACATACTCTTGCACTGTCTTATCCACTTTAGATTTTATAACATTTACGAGAGTTTCATTATCCTTTTCGATATAGTAGTCAAAATCCACAGAATAATTAATTTTATTCGGCTCTTTGATATTTACTTTATCGGTTAAAGGTCTTATATTTTCTTCATTTAATACACTTTTTACCTTCTCTTTCAACTCCTGACTTACTGTACCGCTAACAGTCCAAATATAAACGTCTACATTGGTTGCAGATGGAGAATGAACTTTGACATCTATGATATCGGTACTGGCTGTTTTAGTCCAGAATATATAAGCTCCCGAACTTCCTGCCGTTGTGAAGCTCTCGGGAATTTCTCTTATTCTTTCTCTGTAACTCTCGTCTGGTTCTTCACTTGTTCCAGAATTACTTTCGGTAATGTTTTCAACTTTCTGATAATTCGGATATATATCAACCATATCTTTAATTTGTCCAACCGGAATACCATTTCCAATGATTCCTAATGTGTTGCAAGTAGCTTTTCCGTCAACTGATAAATTTCCTTTTGTTATTTTATATTCCTCATCTGTTTCAAAATAAAGTTCATTATATCTAATTCTTGAGCCCTTAGGAATTACTGTATCTGTTGCTTGTACGCTTGAAATATAAAATCTGAATGTTGCCACCGCTGGTTGTTCAAAAAGCCTTTTTCCTCTATTTCCATAAAATTCACCTTTTAAATCCAACCTTTCATCTCTTGCAAATCTTAAATAATTTTGTTTGATATCATCATTATATTTTTCTTCTAGTAAAGCTAACTGATATGCAACTGTACTGAAAATTAATGTTTCTGGACTAGCTTCTGTCAGACTTCTTCCGCTAAGTTCCTGAAACTTATTAATCATATCTCTTTTTATTTCCCAAGCATCACTATCTATTGCCTCGTACTCTTCAAAATCATCCAATGTTTATCACCTCAATTCCCAGTTCAATATCAAAATCATTATTGTGTTTATCTGTCATTTTTATTTCTGTAGTTTTTAAAATTGCTCTTGGCTCATATTTCCTGAACATCTCAAGCAACTGTGAAGTTATCCTGTTTTCCACAATATTTATATTTTTATCTATCAAGTCGCTGTCAAAACTGAAATCACGATTAAGTGGCTGTTCTTCTTTGCAGACTCTTAAAAGCATTCCAACGTTTGTTATGACTTCCTCAATATAATTTTTTGGAGAATAATTTATTTCCTGATTAGATGAAACATGTATCATTATTTACCTCCAATCTGATTCCTTAAAAAGTTCATTAGTATATCTCTATCTGTTTTATCAAAATTTTTAGCATAGTCTATCATTTCATTAACTTTATCTGCCGTAATCATTCCAGCCCTTACTAAATTCATCAGTTCATCAATTTTTGCATCTTTTTTGATTTTTTCAAGCTGACTTAATATTTCATTTTTCTTTTCCTCTGCGATTTGGATAGCTTTATCCACTTTTTCAAGTGTACTGTCTACTTTATTTTTTACTTTTTCAGCAAATTCCTGTAATTTTGTTTTTTGTTCAATTTCAACATTTACAACTTCCACATTTTCTTCTGTGAGCTTTTCCTGCTCTTTTTTTTGAACTTTTAACTGTTCTATTACTTGATTATATTTTTTAGGATTATCTATATACTCTTTTAACGTCAGTTCCAGGTTTATGAAGTCAAAGCTGGAAGTCTGTTTATTAAAATATGAATTTTTTTCATTCATATCTATTATTAAAAACGGAAAAGCTCCAAATGATTGTCCTCCAAGTGTTAAATAACCATACTCTCCAAATTCCCACATAGTTTTTATTTTATCTAATTCTTCATCTGGTGTTGATTCAGGTAATAATGATGAAACTAAAGAAATACCAAAACTTATTTCTGTCAGCTCTCTTCCTTGATGTCTTAGCATACCAGGACCGTATATTGCTGTGTGTTCAAATATTTTAGACTTATATGACCTGTTTATTTGGTTGTTAATTGAAAACACTTTTTTATCAGATACTTCAAATATTACATCTCCGAGACTTCCTATCATTGCGGACCTCCTGTCTTATCGCCACCAGCAGTTACTCCATCGTGTTTATGTGTGTTAAGATTAATGCTTCCGCCAGTTTTTGTAGTGCCGCTGACTTCCAAATCTCCGTTAATCACGACTTTTTCAATATTCAAAGTCAACGTGTTTTTATCATAGCTCCAGCTTCCACCATCAGAAAAAGTTCTTTTCACTTCGCTTTCACTACTAGAAGAGCCTCGCATAGGGCAGCCAAGCACTACTCCCTGTTCAGGCATTTCGGAAAAGAATAGGCAATAGACAGTTTGTCCCACTTCAAGCATATAATTGTCGCTATGACTTTCTGAAAACGGAACTAATAAATTAAGCCAGTCCGTTGTTTTATCGTCATCGCCTTTTAACAGAACTCTTACTTTTCCAGTTTTTGAATCTATCGCACTCACTTCTCCTGCTTTTAATGTTTCAATCAATTTAACCACCTGCCTTATCACTTTTTTTGTAACAAAAAAATCACAATCAAATTAATGACTGTGATTTTCTTTTAAATATTATGCTCCTTCTTTTTCTCTATCCATATTTGCTTTTATTCCTAATGTTTCTAACAAATTATGAACAAATAATCTTCCTTTTTGCGTCCATTTTGTATTGGGAACGACTTTTTCAGTTCCATTTTTCTTTTTTACCGTTATTGTTTCGCTTTTTGTATACCCTTTATTCATATGTTCCGCATACAATATCCATTGTCCGCCGACTTTTCTTATAACTCTCTGTTCATTCAACGTTTTATTCAATTCATATGCACTAAGTCCATAATCGGCTGCAATTTGTGTTATTGTCATTGTATCTTCACTTGATAATATTGTATCGACATACTCTTTTATAGGTTTATACTCCGCTATTAATTGCTTTTGAATCTGATTTTCTTCTTCCAGATGTTCGAGTTCTCTTTTCACTTTACCGTAATTGATTAACACTTCTCCTAATTTTTCAGGATTGCTTGTTATTGTATCCCATACATTGTCTGTCATATACATTCCTGTTTTTCTAATTGTCTTTAAAATCTTTTTCACTTCTTTTTTAAAGATTTTTGCATTAGGTTTTGTGCTTTGCATGCAGACTTCATAAAATCCATCTTCTGTTAAGAACCACATATTACGGTTTTGACCTGATATATAAACTTTATATACCAGCTTTTCATCTTCGTCAATAGAACTTAACATTTGCGTCACATTATAAGCTCCGTTTTTCATTTTAGCATAATCAATCCATTCTGCTACATCTTTTGCTAAAAACAATAAATTTTCAAAATCTCCATACACTCTAAATCTTTTTCCCAAGATTTCTCTTTCATCAATTACTTGTAATCCATTCATTCTTTTCTCCTCCATTATACTATATTTTTTCTTTCAATTCTTGCCACTTTTTCAGCAACTTCTTTTTCTTCGTTTCTTTGGACAAATGTTTCTATATTTGCCCCTGCTTTGTAGTATTCTCTTTTGATTGTTTGGTAATATTCGCCCAAAGCATCTTCCAAATCCATTAATTTATCCAAATTTTCTTTAGACAACATCTCATACATTTCCTCTAATAAATCAAATACTACCTTTTTTGCTGATTTTAACTTGTGATTGTGTTCATCCAATAAACTTTCTGTAATTTCA